TTTGAAAAGGTACTGTTAATCCTAATATTCTATAAGGAGGAAAGAAAGCTTCTTCTTTATAGTAAGTTCTTATACCCCCTATATAATCTTCTCTATCGTATGCAAAAGAACCAGATGCTCCATACTTACCAGCAGGAAGTAAATACGAACCTGTGCCAATACTACTGCTGTAGAGCAAGTTAGCGTTTCCGTTTCCGTAGGAAGATGGGTTAGTATTTTTAAATTCTAGTTCTGTCATTGTTAATTATATAAAGCATAAAACTGTGTTACTCCTCCGTATGAACCTGACGTTATAGTTAATGTAAGGTTTGTAGATAGCTGAGTATTATTTGAATCATACCAGCCTACGAATGTATAAGCATTACCGCCATAATCATCTATCGCCTGTAGAGTAAAATATGGATACTCACTCCAGTTTTGATTAATTGTTAGAGTACCGCTAGGACTGGTTGTTGTCGGATAGGTTTGCTTAATTGAATCAGCGTTTCCATAGGCTCCTTCTATTGTTGTACCGTCTGATGTTCCGTCTGAATACCTTGTACTAGCATAATATACAACTCTATCTGCAGGTTCTGTACTAAAATGAGCATAGTAATGATCTATAGATATATTAGTATTACTATAAATAGTTAGAGTAGAATTACTAGATAATGTAGCAGCTGAGCTTGGGTCTGGTCCGTCTAACCAGCCTTCAAAGTAGTATGGATATACTGGTGTTGCTACTGCGTTAATAAATTGATAGGTGTCAAAATCAATTGAACCTGAGATAGTACTTGAAGATGCTGCTATTGTTGTTGGGTATGTAGATGAAACATATCCAGGACCAACAGGTGTAAATTGGTAGAATTCTCCTACTTTAGTTACTTCAAGTATAATATCACAAGCAAGCGGAATAGGTAATGAGAAGTTAAACGCTCTAAGAGAGAATTGAGCAATTGGTTGCTTTTGTTTCTTAAATACGTTCTTCTTATTTAATTCTCCATCAGTAGCAATTACTAATGATCCGCTAAACTCACCCGTGTATCTTGGACTTTCATCTGTTACTGCTCTAGTAATACCTCCTAGAGGTGTCATCCAAGTCGAAGTATAGTTAGTTGTAAACGGAACTTTAGGAGTCATATCAAATGCTCCACCAGAAGAACCTGTTATTGGGTCTATGCTTATACTGCCGGTATAGATAGAGTTTTCGTAACTAACTTGTACTTGTTTAATTTTACTTCTATGAAGCAAATGAGATTTAACTACTACACCTGTGTTAATATTAGATCTAGCAGGAATGAAATCTTTAATAGTTCTGAAGATAGAATTATCAAAGAACTTAACTAAGCGTATAAAGTCTCCTATTCCTCTAACAGAACCAAACGGAGCATCATTCCAATTCCAGTTAGCGTTTTCCCATTCTAAGGTAACGTTATTCCAGAAATTTAATACGCTTCCGTTCTCTTCTCCTTCAACAATCTCTTCTGCTAATCTTTCTAAATCAATGTACTTAGGTTCATAGTTATCTCTTGGATCACCAATGTACTGATCATAATCAAAGCTACCACTAAGTCTTAACTTAATGATGTCGTTCATTGTATCTGATATATCAAAGCCCACCTCTACGGTATGGATATCATCAGAGTACTTATATACTCTATCTACAATTGAGCTGTAGGGAGATAAGGTGCTTCCACTAACTAGGCTTCCTGTGTTGTCTAGTCTAATTTTATCGTAAGAACTAGTTACGTGTTGAAAGCTAGCAAAATGTCTATTACTATCAATTGCAGTACCACCAAATTGTTTGATGGTTAAAATGTTATCTGGTATACCAAAACAGTTTATTAGTGCTCTTAAACCTCTATTAGTACCTTTAGATTTTGTTAACAAAGGTATGTTATGGTAGATTCGTTTGTATATCTCTTTTTGGTAATTGTCTAGAGGCATTGGCTGTAAATACTCTAAACCACTACCAGAGGTAATTTGCTGATAGGTAGATACTACTTCATTAATACTACCAGAATCATAAGACTGTCCAGTATACGCAGAGAATAAATTCTCTAAGTTTCTATTACTGTTGTATAGTTTAACACCAAAGGATTCAACAGCAGTTCTAACTATATCTTTAGATATACCAAAGTTTAATCGGTTATCAGCATCATACTTATTCGATACTGATTTGAAGTAGATCCATAAGTTATCAAAATGTTGTCCGAGCATATGGACAAACATTAATAGAGGTTCGTTGTTAGAATCTTCTCTTAAGTAAGTTGGTATAGCGTTAGTTAATACATCATAGTTGCTAACGTCAAAGTTAGAAGCAGATGTAATTTGGCTATCAAACCAGTTAGCAGAATCTGTTGTAGAGCTTCTCTGGTTTAAATACGGTACTCTATTGTTAGATTTAGGCCAAGAATAAGAACCAGACTCGTAGTAAAGATATCTATCGTAATGATCAAAATTATCTACAATGCCTTTGATTAGGCCGTCATAGTATTCTTTACTTCCGGAAATACCTATTTTTGTATAGCCGGTATTTATTATAGAGTCTTTGCTATCTTCGTAGCTGTGTATTAAATCTAATTTATACTTAAAGTTACGTAGCCTTTCCTCAGCACTTGAAAAGTGAATAAAGTCTGAGTAGTCTGTATGGTCAATGCTTATTTGAGCTCCTTTTTCGTTAAACAACGAATAGAGTTGGTAATAAGAACCTGTTACAGGGTAGCTAAATAGCTCGTCGTAGTTAAAAAACTCAGTAGGGTTATCGTCTTCTTTTTGTAGCTCTATTTCAAAGTTAGGACCTTTTAAATAAGGAACTTTAATCTCATCTGCTACTTCTGTTAACTCAACTTGAAATTCAGCAGAATCGGCTACTACCTCTAATACTGAGCATATACTTTTTACAGATATTGTTGCAGGAAGAGGTTCGTATAGTTTTACTACTACTGACTGTCCTCCTTCGTAGGGTAGAGAGTCAAGATTGATAGCGGATACAAGAACATTCTTACCAAAATTTAATTTAAAATCTTGAAAGTAAGGTTGGTTAGCTAATTTAGCTTTTGCTGATTTTACTAGACTAGGTATATTAACATCAGGGATTTCTAATGTTAGTAATTGTAATTCCGTTCTATCAGCTGATATATTTTCTATAAAGTACCTGGTTGGTACGTTTTTGTTATTTAATAAGTCGGTAAAGAAGTTATATTTTAAAATAACATCTCCGTTATTAAATCCATTTCTAATTGAATCTTGATAAGGATCAACTTGTATATTAGCTGCTCCTTTCTGTCCTGCTCCGGCAGCGAGTAGTGATTGTGTTGAACCTTTATAGTTAAGTTGAGATTTAACTAATTCTCCTTCTAAAGAGTATACATGTAGGTCAATAAAATCCTTAGTTACATCAAAGGTATTATTTACAGAGTAAGGTCCAACAAGGATTGCATCCTTTTCTCCTAAGGAGGAAGCACTTATATTTAATTGGGTTACTATGTACTTTTTATTGTCCACTAGCTGCTTGTAAGTTTGCGTTTTCTACTCTAAGGTCTATTAATTCATTTTGAGCTTCTAAGAGCTGCTGTCTAAGCTCAGCTATTTCATCTAATAGTGGTTGAATGTCTATTAATGCATCTTGTATATTCAATAACTCACTGCTTCTATCTACTAGGTATTGATGTGATTTTTCATCACCTGATATAGCTATTTCTAGGTATAAGTCTTCGTAATTTTTAAAAAATTCATCTATAGATACACCAATAGGAGTAGCGTCAGGCTGTTTAAAAGTATTAAAAGTACTATTAACTACCTTACCGAATGCATCTTTTTGGTATACGGTTTTTTGAATTTTTATGTTACTACCCATTTCTTACTACCTTAAATACGTTGTTATTATCTATTACGACATTACTATCTGCAAGTGTGGTTTTAAGTAGTAGTCTATAATATCTTTCTGGCTGTAAAGCGTCCATATAGACATCAAAATAGCTACTTGTATTATCTGCACTTACTTTAGTGTAAGTAGTGTCGAAATCTATTATCATTTCTTCACTATATTCGTCTTTAATAGCCCAATACGTATTTTGAGGTAGTTTATACTCAGTAAGGTAAATAGAACCAGTTGAAAAAGTTCTGGTAGGGTATTTAGGTCTTGCTGATAATCTAAACCTTACTTTATCAGAATCTGCATACTTACCTTTATGATTCTTAATAGTTATCGTAGCTACATCTGTGCTCAGTTCAGATAATGTGCTACTGTAAGAAGAATCATCCCACTTAAATTCTAAGTATGGTGGGAATATTGTATTTGTATCAACCCCGAAGTATTGTAAATTTATTGACGATGTAGTTTCATTTTCTTGACTATCTTGTAACTTAATAATTAATCCATGGTTATTTATCGAACCAGAATAAACAGCATCAACAAATGATGTTACATTTATGTTTAGTTCGTGATCAGAGTTGATTAAATGTCTTTGTTCGCTAGAATAAGAACCGGAAATGTAATCTCCTCCTAGTGTTGTCCACTGACCTTGACTACCTGCTAGTCTATGTCTCCAAGATACTCCCGTTGTATTAATTGGAATGTCTGCTACTTTACCTGTTCCTTGATCCCAGGAAGAAGAAACTGGATGGCATTGTATTAGATACTCTACTGGCAATTCTGTGGCATTTCCTAGAGTGTAGTGTAATGATGCGGAATAGGGGCCGGATACTTTAGTGTTGATAGCACTAGTAATGTCTCGATCATTAAACTTAGTGAGTATCCGGCTTGAGCGTCCTATTCCATCGTCATCAGGGTATGAACGAATCTCAACAATCTCATCTAAACCTGCATTACCGTATTGGCCGGCTGCTGTTGGTTCAGACCAGATAGTAGTATCTTTCTCAGGATATATTCTATATACTGCCATATTATAGTGTTGTTACTCTCCCTTCTATATCTTGATTTGGATATTTAACTTCAAAACAACAAGGATCGAAAGAAGGGTATAGTACGTTATTTTTAGTTGCTCCAGAGACATCGTATCCGTATTCTGAGTATCTGCCTCCGGCTTTATTTATTAGTTTTACTGACTTAACTGTCTGTACACCCTTAACTCTATCTAGTAAAGTATATAAATTAGATATATTAATAGGTTGATTTATTGTAAGTTTATCTCTACTAAATGCTTTCTTCATAGCATCGGTACAGGCTAGTAGTACGTCTCTAGACTGGTAATTAGGAAGTGTTACTATTTCAAATTTAACTCCAATATTAATTACAAATGCATCTTTAATATCAACTGCATCTGTTAAAAGCATAAACTGAGATAAGTATGTTTTTAAGTTTTGTTTAAGTGATCTAGTAGCAGGAACTAAATGTCCTTCGTTGTTATATGCTAAGACATATAAAGATAGTGCTAATCTATTATCACTTAAAACCGATTCTGTACTTCTTGTAGATGAATCTTGAGTAACATAAGCTTTAGCAACACTACCAAATTTTGGCGGTAAGGCTAGTGTTCTAACTGTGTAATCCTGCAGGGTTACTGTACGTTGCTGCTCTGCGAATGATCTTAATGAGTTTTCTCTTAACTCCTGTACTGTATCTCCGTCTCTACCTCCTTGTGCCGGTTGAGGGTTATTAAATGCTAAAGTAGCTAGTTTAGATGTATCTACTCCAGATGTAGTTACAGCATCTATAGTTGTAATGGTATTTGCAGGTGAATTCGCTTGTACTCCTCCTCCTGTCATATATCTAATAGTTAAAGTAGTATTAGAAGGAGCTAGTCCATAAGATTTGCTAAATAAGAAGTTAGATGGATCGTATGCCCAATCTAGTCTTTTTACCCCTTGCTGTGTACCGTATCCAATATTAGTAGGATCTGGGAAGAATTCGTTGTCATCTTCGGTACTGATACCAGCACCAAACTGTACCTGTAGTACTCCTTTAGAGGTAAATCTAGTTACAAATCTTCTAGTTACCTTTTTAAGTTTAAGTAAATTAGGTGATTGTGATTTATCTGTTGCAGTATTAACCTCATCTACAAAAATAGTATCTTGACCTAAGAAAGGTACTTCGTACCATACATTTCCGTCGCTATCAGTTATATCTACAATACCGATTATATCACTGTCATTAATGTTTATAGTGGCAAATTTTTGAGAAGTAGTAAAGGTTTCAGTTATAGTTTTAATTTTACCAGAAACTGCTTTAACTTTCTTCTTTAATTGAAACTCTGATGGTTCATTATTTGTTAAAGTAGCAACTGTTATTTCTGTAGGATCATAAGAACTAGAGAAAGAGAAGTCTACTTTTTCATCTAATAGAAAAACTTGCTGTCCTTTAGCAGTAGATTTTACTGTACTGTTTTCTGATACTACTAACGCTTGGTCAAAATTAGGTTTATATTCTGATCCAATTGCATCTACCTTTTGGGTTACATCTAGAAGAACTTCTGAGACTGTAGTAACTTTCGGTTTATACCCCATCATATATGCTAGTGCATATAAGTTGCCTGGGTTTTTAGCATGTTGTAGGAAGGTTTCTTGTAGCTGATTATCTTGGTAGAAAGACAGTACATCTCCGACGTATGCTGCCATTTCAATAAACATCATACCAGGAGAAGAGGGACCGAAATCATTATAAGCATCAGGGAAGTACGCTTTAGCGTATTCTACTAATTGTGCTTTGAAATCATCAAAGTTCCTGTTAATGTATTTTATGTCTCTTATTTCTGCCATTATGACTGTATGTTAATAAGAAGTTCGTCTTCTATATTAGTATCTCTTATACTATATGATAAATAAAAGGAAATTGTATTATTATCTTCTTGAGTAAAAACATCCATTTTAATTTTTTGTACTCTAGGAAAATATAGCTCTAATGCGTTATTAACAATTTCTTCTATATCAGTTTCAGTTGTACCATTAATATGTTCAAATAATTTTTCTCTAATAGAGCTTCCAAACATAGGATTGAGGTATCTCTCACCTCTATTAGTTAAAAAAAAATTAATAAGGTTATTCTTTATTGCGTCTTTAGTTTGATAGTTAGAAGAGAAGACACTTTTACTAGAGAAAGGAATCTCAACACCTACAGCCTTTCGTGGTTGTAGATCAATAGGGTCTATCTTTTTAACTTCAAATGCCATTATAATCCGTGTCTTTCTTTATCTTTCTGTATTGATGCATCAAGAATAGCTTTAGCTTTATTCATAAAGGGTAACTTAGTAATATCAATACCTGGTAGTGGTGCTTCTGTCATTCCCATTTTAGTAGCAGCTTGGCTAGCAAAATTAGGAGCGGATACCGCTGGTCCGGATCCCATAACGTTCTGGAAGTCTTCTCTAGACATTGACTGTCGAGTTGCAGTTAGCATTTCTTCTAACGGAATGGTTCCCTTGTTTAGTGGTCCGGTTGACCAGGTCCTTTTGAGGTCTTTTTGAGTAACTGGTTTGTACATTTGTTTTTCAACTACTGAGGCTTTCTCTGAAGTTGGTGCACTCGCGTACTTAACAGCTTCATTGAGCATATCTTGGAGCTCATCCTTAACGGCTGCTCTTACTTCTTCTCTAATGATTTGTCTTAGTTGATCGAGTTTCATATATATAAATAGTTAAGTTAAGAAAGTTGGTTATCTATTCTGAATTTAATTTCATCTAAAAGCACTTCTGTTGAAGAACTAAATGATGAAGGCCCCTTCAGACGTGTTTGTCCATCTTTTATAGCGATAGCAAAATGCTTAGGGGCTAAAGATGGAGATTCGGGGTCACGAATGATTCTAAGCGTGTATCCCTTATAGGTATAGTCGTCGTTAGTTTCTACTGTTGCTTGAGTAGTTACTAAGTCTGCGTTAAGATCTAACAGGGAGTCCCGTAGTTCTTCTAGTTCTGATATACTCAGTCCTGTTGACTGTGACAGGCCTTCTGAAATAGATATAAGTCTGTCTGATATATTAGATAGTGCGTTTTCGAATTGAGCTATTGCTTGTGATTTGCCTGTAAGTCCGCCTGGTTTTAGAGAATTGTTTTCGTTTATTAGCAAAGTATTTCCATCAAATACTGCTATCTCTCTACCAGTAACCTCTTTAGTAAGTCCGTCGTCTGTTTTCCAAGTACCTGGAGGTGTTAGTCTAAATGCATCTCCTTTGTTTAAATCACCTAGAGCATCTAAATTAAATCCATTCTTATCTAAATTAAGTCCATCCTCATCTGAGTCTAGTTTTATATCGTTGAGGTTAAGAGATCCTTTCAAGTTTACATCGAATCCTAACTTACTACTTATATCTAGTTTCAATTGTTCAGATGCTGGTCTTGTATTTTCTTTCTCTAATACTAAAGAACCAAGAGTAGATGTGATTAGGTTACCGTCTTTGTCAAGTAGTCCTAATCCTTTTTGTTGCTCTTTAGTTAATTTTTCTTCTAATACTTGGTTTATTTTACATGCTTTTACAGGACCTTCTAAATCTTTTATTCTAGATGCTATCACACCTACAGCTGTATCTATCTGCTTCAAAGGTAGTTCTATAGCATTAGCAGTTATTTCAGATGCTGCTATAAACTCTTTCAATAGGTTCATAGTATCAGCAAACTTAGTTGTAAATTTAGCTGGTTGTGCAAATATTAAACCTCCTGGAGGTCCTGGAGGGATACCGATAGCTTGGGGTATAGGTAGGGTTAATATAATATTTAATGCAGCTTTTAGGCCAGATATAGGAGCTTTGATACTCGCCGGTATAGACTTAAATGCAGCTACATTACTAACTAATGAGCTTGATAAAGAACTTAAACCATTAAGTGTAGATTCTACCTTAGCTAATTCAGCAGGTGGTGGACATCCTTTTTGTCTAAGTTTATTCGTAGCCTCGGTTACAGCTTTGTTTGCTTTAGCAATAATTACACCTTGAGCCTTACCGATTTGAGTACCGATAGCTGCGTGGAGTTGAGGCGGTTTAAACTTTTCAAATGGCATATTACTCTGTAAATACTTTAAGTGAATCTAAATCGTCGATAGCCTTTTTAATTTGAGCTAATGGAGCGGACATAGAGGCTCCGTGAGACTTTATCTGTGTTAATCCTGCTGCAGAAGAACCGGCGGGTACAACGGCTGCTAGGGCTTTACCTAACCTTTCTAACTCAGATAATAATTGTCTCATCCAGTCTTGAGTTGTAGCACCTAATAGTACTGGTTCTCTTTCTCCAAATGCTTCTGTTCCAAGATAAACCTTAGTAGCATCAAGGGCTACATACTCTTCTCCGTCCCAAGAAACTGTCTTAGCGTTACCGCCGATAGCTTCAGTTCCAGATAGCAAAATACTCTCTTCTTTAGCATTAAAAAAGAGTCTACCTGAGTTTATAAGTATTTGAGATCCTTGGTACGTATCAGCTTTATCTGGTTCGCTATCCCATGCATCTCTTTTTTCGTTTGCCTGTGTTAGTTTAACAGAATGGTCTTCTACCATATAGATAGAAGCAGGGTCATCATCTATGTTTTCTACTACAGGTGTATTAGCGTCGGCTCCTATTTTACCGTTGCTTATAATAGTAATGGCTTTTTGATCGTTTGTTTCTACAAACTTCTTTTCGAAATCAGCTCCTGTCAAGCGAATCGTTTGCCCTTGTCTACCTTCAATAATAACGTCCCCTTGAGAAGGTAGTAGCGGTGCTACATTACCTTTATCTTCAAAGTTATAACCTAAATCTGGATCGCCTGGGTTCTGTTTTGTATCTGGAAATGCATTATGATGTGGACTGTTCCACATATTTACAACTGTCTGGTAGTAAAATCTTGTTGCATTAACTTGATTTTCATCTCTATTAATTGCTGGTGCTGGGATGATTATTACAATTTCGTTTAGAAGAGGGTAGTTTTTAAAGTTAGAGTTGATAGGATATGCAACATCTAAGACCTCTGCATCTTCTTCAGATTGAAGTTTAGATATTTCTCTAAATTTAATTGCACCTAGAGCTTCGGTAGCGTCTAGTTTACCACTAGTAACCTCAGGATGTTGGTTATTAAGTATAATATCCACAACCCTTCCAAACAGCATTCGTTTAGAAGCCGGTGTAGTATTAATACCTTTAAGTGGATTTAGGTTAAGACCTACCTTTGTAGTTATCATTCCTTGTCTTCTTCTTGAGCGTTATCTAATCTCTTTTCATTCTCCTCCATATCCTCTAAGAGAGCTGCTAGTTCTGATGGGTCAAACATATCTCCTCCATCTTTTGCAGAAGTAGCTTCAATACGTTGAATGATAGCAGCCATTTTAATTAATGCGTCATCATTCTTAACACCAATCTCCATGTACTCTTTAATCATAGGTACAATTAAAGTAGCGTCTCCAATACCTTCTATAAGTGGTTTAAGTTCGTTAATTAACGCTCTAACCTGGTTTCTAGTATTAGTAGAATTCTCATGAATCTCTTGAAAAAGATCAGATAATGTTTTGCCGCCAAAGATTTCTTTGTCTAGTGCCATAATATTTTAATTTATTATAAATATCGCGGATGGCTTTTATTAATCGAAATGTCCGTTATCGTACGCTTCCTGGTATTTAGTATAGAACGTTTCTCTTAGTCTAGATATGACTCTTGTAAGGTGAGGGGTTTCGCAGTCAGTCATCTCTCTAATGTAAATATAGAGCGCTTTTTTCTTAAAAATCTCCAGATCATTTCTGGTTTTAAAGATAGTTAATACTGCGTCGGCTATCTTTCTTTCGTTTTCTCTAGGAAAGTTATCGTCTATTACTGTATATTGTTCATCAACCCACTTATCTACAAACCTGCTTAATACGTCTTCATAACCCTCTTTACGAACGTCGTCAGGATTATAGGATTCTTCCATGTCGGCAAAAGAGCCGACCTGTTTAAGCTTTTTGTAGTTCTTATTATTGTAGTTGATTAACCACCTTTTTACAATAGTGCCGAAATAGGAATATGCCTTCGCACCATTTGTAGGGTCAAACTTGTCTATTTTTTCCTCTAACAGTACCGTAACTATTTCATGCTTTAAGTCTTCTATTTGCTCTACGTCTGTGTAGTAAAACTTAAAGGTATGTATAATGTTTTCTGCTAATTTATAAAAGGGGAAGTAGATGTGCTCTTGGAAGATAGCTCGTCTATACTCTATATCTTCTGAGTTGTTGTACCTTACTATGTATTCTTCCGTTTCCTTAGTGAAGTAGTTACTGTTGCTCTTTTTTCTCGCCATAATTTTCGGGGAGCATGTATCGGTCTAGCTCTTTCTGTACTAATTTCATTTGTTCAAAGAAATAACCGACTTCATCATCTGATTGGAATACCCCATTCTCGTCGAGATTTTGTAAGTGCATTTTTGATTCACGTATAACTGTAGAAATGCCTTGAAGATAGCTTGTTTGATCAAGAGTAACATCTTCATACTTTTCTACTTTTATTAATAGATTGCGTATTGCAATACCCAATATTACTACAATAACAGATAATATAGCAATAATCATTTGATATACCAACATATTTTAAATATTTTTTAACATATTAGCTAATCCTGGTGAAGAATTAACCCTTTTACCGGTAGAACCTTGGGTTTTTACCACTTTTGGCTCTGAAGAACCATTATTACTCTTCCACATATCATATTCTACCTTAGAGGCTAGGAAATCTGCTGAATGTAGTATAGAAACGATAGAGGTTTTTTGTCTAGAAGACTCTACATTACTAAAAAAGTATGCTTCATTAGCTTTATCGAACACTCCATCATGTAATCTGATACCTAACCATTCTTTTTGGCTAACTTTAATACCAAACTTCTGTAAAATAAATAAAGAACGGTCTGGGATAAGCATAAAATCAAGGTCAGGATTATAAGTATACATCTCTGAGAGTTTATCTTGACGCCATTTATCAGTTTGGGTAATATAGTTTGGACGATCTCCATCACCCAATTTACCTAAATCATGGAATAAAGCGGCAAAGACTAATTCTTCTTCCGTAAAATCAACCCTTCCACCCATCTCATTATACAACCGCATTTGCTTTACCGCATATTCCACAACCCTGTTAACATGGTCTACATATCCACCGGGAAAAGCGCTATGATACCAAGTTTTAGAACTAGCAGGAGCCATAACATACTCATCCCCGATATGGGAAATCATACTTAATACCGCTTCCTTTCTATCGGTAATGTAAGTATCTACAATCTTTAAGTGCTTTTCGTAGTTCTTTTGAATTTTTTCTGCTTGTAACATTTGTTTATTCGGTTTATGTAGTACGCCTCTTTTTATATTAATATATCTTTATATGTCTATATACCTTATATTATATATTATTTTATATATTTATATACTTATATAATCTTTATATCATATATATTGAAGATATATAAAATTTTGCAGAAAGGCAACTATTCAATGATAAATTTTTCAATAAAATTGTCCTTACTTAGATTTTCACCACCAAGATCCCATTTTACCTTCATAAAAACAGTAACTGTGTCACCTTTCATAGCAGGTGGGAATGGTCCAACAGTACGTCTAGTAGTAAATCTACCGTCCCTATTATCGCTGAAGTAGATTCTAGTATTATTTTGAACTATAGGAACAATAGTACCTTCAAACTGACTTAAGTATATGGTAGTATTCTCATGAGGAATAGGAGTTCCACTATAAGTCCATAGACCTAACCACGGTTGATATAGGGAAATAGTAAAAGCAATGGAATCTGAAAGGACGAAATAAGAGTCTGTATCAAACTCCGCTTGAACTACAGGTGAATTATTGTACCAATATTGTGGAGCAGTTCGAGAAGCTTCTATATCGATATTAAAGTAAGGGTAGTATTCTCTAGTCCAATCAAGAGTAGCATGATAATACCCATTAGCATCTTTATAAAAAGGAGCCTCTATAAACGCATTACAATCTCCAAACTCACAAGGCGAGTCGTCAAGGGGGTCTTGAACGGAGCAAGCAGTAAGGAGGGCTAGTGCAATAGTAAAAGGAACCGCCGCGCGCAGTCGCGCGAGTTGTCCCGCGATTTTATTATAACATTTCATATGGTTGACCTATTCTTTTAATTACAGACTTAGCTTCTTCTATAGTTAGAGTAAAAAATTCCTTTCTGTTATTGATTCTAAAGCCTTCCTCTTGAAGGTAATGGTGTATCTCTTTTTCTAGATCGTGTGCATTAAAGCAAGGAAAAGCCCACTCTACCTTAAAGTCCATTGCCACACCCGTAGCCGAATTAATCTGCTTTACTCTCTTAGAGGGTTTATTCTTTGTAAAGCCTATCTTTACTATACCGGGCATTAGTTCATTAGACAATACGTATATCCATTGACAGCCACTGGCACCCTTCGGGATTGTAAGCTTCTTCTTTCTATTAGTGTAGTAGGTTACTTTATCCCATCCGTCGCCTTGCTCGGGATCTGGAGTTAATGTAAAGAAGGCTGCCTCAGCACCTGTATGGTCATCAGAGACTTTGATTAGTAGTCGAGCTTCTTCTTCTGTTATTCTACTTATACCCATACCACGATATCTTAATTACTTTATATAATAAGAATACAACGTACCACAGTCATCATCATCTATATCACTCTCTATGATAGTAAACGCTTGACCAACTACCTCTTGTAGTTTATCTTTATCGACTCTACGCCAATATCCAAACCTGAAGTAGATACTATTACTACCACCCATCACTTGTCCGATCTCAAATGTACCGAACGCCTCCTCAACTCTCTTTAGAGTCTCAAACGTTAACTTATTATTCATAACCTTTATCTTTTTAACTTACTTAAATATACGAACTTTATTCCAGAAAAGCAACTTTTCCTTAGGTTATTTTAGGCAGCGAAGACCGCATCCTCTAACCATCTAGCCGCTGTCCCTCTATCAGCAGCACCAGCATCTAAACAACGCTGTATACCCAACTCATACTCCTCTGCCATCTGACGCTCATAATCAGCCTCAGCCTCCATACATCGACTAATCTCATCATCGAAGTAGTTAACCCAATTAGCGAGCTCATCCCAGCTCATAGACGCGTAGTCCATACGAATACGGTACCCAAAAGCATCCTTCGATAGATCAGAGATCCAAAGAAGAGTTTCATTAAATTGTTCCTGAGAAGTGATAGTGAATTCTGACATAACCTTTGTGTTTATAAGTAAGTGACCTTCTTTAACATATTAAAGATACGAAAAAAAACGCAGTCAGGCAACTATTCCCACGTCTTTTTTGCATGTATTTTATTTCGAAATATCTTAAAAAGCTCATGCTGATGACCAACCGACCAATGCATAAGATCTCTAGCCTGCAAAGACCTGCCAGGGAAAGGAGGAGTGCAAGACTCGAAGTAAAAATCTATACCCCTTTTCTTACATTCATGATGAATTGCCGACAACATCCCCTCTTGCATCACAAAATTAGATTCATCTGATGTAATTAACCTATATGCAAGATCACTCTCTGGCACAGGACCCCATATACCTACCTGTGTCCACATTTTTCTACCTAAATTCTCACCATATAAATCCCATCTTGGACTTTCTTGCTGATATAAAAACACATTATCAACATTTAACTTATCAATCCAGTGCATTAAAACACGGAACTGATACATAAAACCAGCACCTCCTTGAGCTAGATTAAAAAACTTACCGCCAAGGTACTTGGATAGTTTGTAACTCCATACATTTTCAAGATGATGCCCAGTACCAAACGTATGGGAACACCCTAGAAAGATATTTCCACGCTCTTGGGTATCGAAATTATCAGGAGTTCTAAAATAATTTGTATTTTTTTTGTAGTGTATCGGGTTTCCTACGTAATATCTTAGACTTTCGTCGTTAGGTTTCTTAGATAAATTTTCTTCAAACCAATCTTTTCCATCAGTTCCACTCCAATATTCACTATAATCTGGTATTCTTTCTGTAAAAACAGGATCAGACCAATCTAAAAAAACATTTTCTCTTCTTTGCCCCATTATTAACCTACTACTATACCGGTTCCCTTAAGTAAATTTTTAGAAATTAAGTCATGAGATAGCAAATCTATGTAGTTTTTTATTATTCCACATTTTTCATACTCTTCAAGATCCTGATAGTAATATAACATATCATTTAAACCTCTCATAATTTCTTTAGAATCGAAAGATTCGCCGATTTTATAAACCGTTTCGAATTTATTATCCGGTATTCTGTTTAAATAATTAAATAATTTATTGTAAAACTTATATTTTATAGTACTTCTTACGTTTTTGTACTGCTCTGGATATGTTCTAGTGTACATTTGATCCATAATATACCAATTCTCAACACCACGTAACACCATTCCCATAAGTACATACGGGTTTTCTAAGAGTTCTTCAACGTTATTTTCTTTGTAGATCTCTTCATCCCCAGCTTCAAAGATGGAGAACAGTGTATGAGGGTCCATCTGCTTCATATATACATAAATAGTTGTTGGTTCCAATAGTCTTTTTTCTTATATTATATAAAATAAAAGGTATGGATATACAAATCATCGCAATGGCTGATGGCCTCTTATTAGGTTATACTTATTTTGGTAAAGGAGACATAGTCCTAGAAGAAGATAATGACTGGTCAGAATTTAATCTTTATTTAATATTTATTAAAATAACATTTAGATGGTTCTAACAAATGAAACAATTTGTAAAAGTAGTCGGGACTGGTTGTTCTTTTTCTGATTATACAGGAAATCCAAAAAATACATTTAATCAACAAGTAGCCCTACATTACGGAATTGACTACCTAGACCTAACTGCTGGTGCTGGATCTAATGATAGATGGTATAGGCTACTCTTAGCTGGTATAAGAGAAGGGGTTATTACAAAAGACGACCTAATTGTCATTCAATATACTAATCTTATGAGACGAGAGTATGTAACAGACCTACGCGACCCTAAAGAATCCGCATCTGATTACCATCCATGGAAAAACCCAACAGGGTATAAAAGAACTCTCAAACCAATAAAAGAGAAGTGGAGTACAGAATGGTATACCTTCAAATGGAATCCCACTGCATCAGCATGGGCAGACACACCTGAGTTAAAGAAGTGGTGTGATTTAATGGCTGTACATTTTACTTCTAGATCTTATGCAATTGAATTATGGCGAAACCAGCATTTTGCTCTCCAACATATATTAAAAGACTATGCTGTGGTTTATCTACACACTGGATATATACAATCAGAAGTTAAGATAGACGACTTTATTAAAAGTACTAATACTAATGCAGCTATAATAGAATTTCCAACCAACTCTGAAAATGGCGGTGGAAATATATTTGATCAAAACGGATGGTGTCTAAATCCCCCATATGATTGTGCCCATATTAATCAAGCAGGACACGATGCTGTCGCTGAAGCAATCATTCAGCTAACAGAAATGTCTGATTTTAAAGAAAAAACCTCCCCAGACCGGTTGGTTATACAAAAAAAAGATCGTATATTATAATATAAGTAATGTTGATATGTCTAAATTAGAAGATATTGCCTACGAAGCTCATCATCTCGGAGTGAGGACCGAGTTTTTTGACCTTGTTACGATGTTAAGGAAGTCTAACCCAAGGACTTCTATAGATTTGATATATGAATTAGCTTTAGCTGAAATGAAAACCCGGTTAAAAAATGGAACTTCATAGAGGATTTTTAGAATCCGAGTGGTGTGACAACATTATTAACACGTTTGAACAGGAATTCTACCCAGATCCACGTGGAGATTGGAATGCTTTTACGTTAAATAAGGAAAGTTCACTGTATGAACAGCTATTTTCAAAATTTTTACCCCTAGTTGGGTACAATTTTGCCTTAAGCTGGGTTAACGTCACGGTTTATAACGAAGGTAGAGGGTTGAGAAATCATAAAGACGACGCAAGTACCCTAACTATTGTGTGTAATCTGAATGATGACTACGAAGGAGGTAGATTTATAGTAAATAAATCGTCTTATTTAAGTCTAGGCAAGGGAGATTGTATAGTTTTTAACGGAAGTAAGGTGTTTCACGGAGTAGAACCAGTATCTAAAGGGACAAGATACTCATTCAACCTGTGGACTGTACCAAAAAACGAAGGTCTACTATGAAAAAAGTATCTACTTACGGTTGCTCTCATAATTGCTTTACGTTTGGAGGTGCATGGGGGCATCAACTTACTGAAAAATTAGGAGTTTTAGGTAGGAACGAATCAATGCCAGGGCATAATTTAGGAGGACACCCCGAGATTCTTCTAGATAACCTGAAAAATGATAAGCCTGACATAGTTATTTTACAACTCTCCGGAAAAAACAGGCTTACTACCGGATTTAGACACTTCGACAACAAAGAATGGCAGTTTGAGGAGTTTCCTAAAGATAATTCTGCCAGGTATAAAGATATAGGGCTATACTCTTGGCATAGTAGAGTGGATGATAAATCCTTTGGCACTCCAGAAATTGACCATTTCAATCCTACTTACCCAACAAAAGGTATTCATAGGTTTATGGTACAAGAGATTGTAATGTCTAAATGGAATCACCACCACGCTAACCACTTATTATGGTTATTTATATCTTTATGTAAGCAGTATAATACCAGGCTCTTTGTATTCTCATGGTTTGAACCTATGAGCTCTTATATACTACCCGAATGGAGATGGATGCTAGACGAAGTAGGGTATATAGAACAGTCCGTAAGTGGAGAAACAGAAGGATACTTTACAGTAAATAATATACCAGCTATCAAAGGTGACGGACATTGGGATAGAGAAGCACATGATAGACTGGTAGAAGGATATTTAATGGAACCTATTACAAAATACTTATATGAAAACTAACTGGAGACTAATAGCAGAGTGGTTTGTAATTATAATAGCACTCTGGACGTTATTTATCTTATTTACTTAATATGATACAGCAGAAGGTGCTTTTTACTCCTAACGAAGTCGCGAGGATTCTACAATATGCTAAAGACTTCAAACAGGGAGATGGTAGAATTGTAGAAACTAATAGATCCAACTACATTAGTACGGTAGATGTAGATGGTGAACTAAAGGGCCTATTGCTAGAAAAATTGCAAAAATTTTTTCTCAAGGATCTCCCCAAAACAGCCCAAATACTTAGATACGAAACCGGTCAACGGTTTTCGAGACATAGAGATAAGAATGCTATGGACGAGTTTGCCGATAGATACAAGACTATTATAGTACAACTAAGCGATCAAAACGACTATGAAGGAGGAACGACAAAGGTATACCTGGGAGATGATGTGATAGATTGTGATAAAGAGATAGGCAACACTATTATATTTAACTCAGAATACTTACATGAAGCTACAGAGGTTATAAGAGGTACCAGATACAGCCTTGTATTATGGGCCACATATGAGAATTATGGCTATACAAGACATCTATTATGAGACAGGCATGGAAGAAATTCTTTCTTAAGTACTTTGATATAAACAATGATGGAGTACTACATTGGTGGGAGGTAGCTATACCTATTCTTATACTCCTTGTATTGCAGATTACGGTGGAGGTAATAGCTAATATAATAACACAATATATACATATATAAATATATATTACTATATACCGAAAAATTAGCCGAGGGAGATTCTTAGGTATGGCAGAAACACGCAGACTACCAACCGGTAAGGGAACTTTACCGTCAGTGTTATCTCACCATGCCTTCACCCGACCGTCAGGTTGCCGGACTAGACCCCGCAGGGGCAGCCAATCCATAGGGCAAAATAGAGGAAGGCGAATAGACCGGAGATGAATAGGATGGATAGGACAAACTCCTTAGGGTCTTCTTTGACCAATCTTACTAGCTCTTTTAACATATCTTAATCTTTTATATCTAAATATACGAACTATAATTCATATAGGCAACTATACACCATAGAGTTATATTAGATACCTTCCAGTACAGTAGCCTTATCAGTATCCTCTATAGGGGTATTATTAATGACAG